CGCCAAAAGTTCCTTTGGCCACGATAAAAAAGTAGTAAGTCCCCGCGGGGTTAGTCGTAGCGCCGGATGGGGACACAGTAAAAGATGTCGTGAAGTCAGCGAGAATGTAAGTTACAGGATTTGCCAACACCACGTAGATAGGATACTGCCCAGAAGCGTATTTTGTGTAAATGCCAGTCCACAACGGCCTGAGAAAAGGAGAGAGGAGTTGACCAATAGCGAAAGAACCATTGGCGATCTGAAGAGCACCGCGTTGAGTAAAAAGGAGGTTGGAGAGACGAGAGAGCGCTCCGGGGGGCTGGCTCAGGCTGCCCGTGCTGGCCACTAACTTTGCCCACTTGCGTTGGCTTATGATCTTTGCCGCCATCTCAACACACTCCACTAAGCAGCACGGCGCAAAGAAGCAAAGTCGGCAAAATCACACCGCCGAAAAATCCACCCAAACCGCTCACAACTTCTGGCCCCGTCGCTCCACCGCACTGCACTCGCCGCGGCGACATTACCTGCCTGTTTCCTTTGATTGCTTGGCACTTCTGCTCAAACTGCTTCAACAAAGCGGATTGCGCTTCGATGTCCTGTTCCGCGCCACGGAAACGCGCAGAAAGGTAATCGCGCAGGGCATCAATCCAAGCCGGAGGAAGGTTCAGTTGCACGGTGGACTGTCCCTGCGCGTAGTGAATAGGGTAGCGGATTCCAGACATGTAGATGTTAGCCTCGGAGATCGCGGTCCCGGCTGGCCAGGCCTGTGCAATGGTCCCTCCCATGCCGCGAGTAATCTGGGTTAGCTGGTTCGAGACGTTACTAGAGTAATAGACCAATTCACAGGCAGAAGGATCAGCCGGGTATGGCCCAATCAGTGCCAACCCAAATCCCAACACCCAACCGGAAGAACCGACGGTATAGGGGATCGTGGTCGCAGTCGCCGAGAGAACGCCTGAAAGCACGCCGGTACCAGAAGTTCGATCTGACTGTGGGTACAGCTCAATCTGCTGAACCACGGAGTCCTGGTTCATGACCGCCGTGCCAGATATTCCCTTGACGTTGCTGTGCCGAAAAATGTCAGATTTATTGCCAAAGGTGATGGGCCAGCCACTGTAGAAGCCCGAAGTCAACGAACGCCAGTTGCCAATAACCTGATACTGAGCTTGGCCAGCAGTGGACGGAATCCCGGTAACGTCGCGGATGCCCTCCGTGATCGCGGTCGCGGCATCTAACCCTTCATTGATCCAGCGGTACAGTGCCGCGCACGACAGACTCGTCCCATCCGTGTCAGGCAGCCAAGCCGAGGACCGGGCAGGCGGGAACCCCTGCGCAATGCCGGCCGAGGACAAGGTGAATGGGATCGAAAACGCACCGGTTCCACCAGCAGGAATGGTGTAAGGCAGATAGCGGTCTTCGCTCCCCGCGCCACCAAGGGTGAAGTAGACCCGGATAGCCGTGGCCGCGAATGAACACGTGCCTGCCACGGTGAAAGTCGAGCCGATGGTGCCGTTGGCCACAGCGACCTCAGCCGAGGCCGGAGACTCGCCCCAAGGAGTGAGCTGGGTGACGGTGAACCAGATCGCGAGCGCGCCGGTGGGAAGAGGGGCGACGGCGACTCCGGTAGGTGCAGGAAGCGAGCTGGGCTGATCTCCAGCTTGTTCGCGCAATGCCATCAGAACATCCCCGACTAAAGACCATTGCGCCAAAGCAACCCCCCTCTTTCCCTTCTACAAAAAAGCGGCGACCATCCCCGGTCAGTGGGACGGCCGCCGCCGGAGGAACAGCGGTTAACTAGCCAGCGGCTAGACCAAGCTCACTTCCACGTCAATCGGCAACGAGGTAATTGTTCCGCCGCCGGTCACGACGAAGTTCACCGCCGTAATAGCCACGTCAGTCTTGAACTCGCCGGTCAGATCCACGTAGCCACCTGCCGGAGTTGCCGGAATGGCCGCCACGTTCCAGACGTTCGTGCCGTCGGTCACCTGCACTACAAGAGCCACGGTCGCGGTTGAGGTCGCGTTGGTTACGCGCAGATGCCACTTACCTGAAGTAGGCGCCGGGCCACCGGAGAGGTTGAACGGTGTGCCACCGGTGCTCGGTGTAGTCGTTGTGGCGGCAATAACCAGCGTATTAGCGCCGGTGGCCGTGGGAGTCTGGGTCGCCGAGCCTTGGAACGAGCCGGAACCGAACCCCGGCATGGCCTGCGAGATCGGATTTGCAAAAGGAAGCGCCATAATAAATCTCCTTGGGGGTGGGGGAGGAGGAAGGCTGAATCTGGGCCTAGCCCAGTCTGCCTCCCCCCTCCTGGCTCAGTTCTACACGCAGCCTGTGAACGCCACGTTCATTCTGGGCGAAATGCAGCTCAGGTTCCAGGTCAGATACATGCAGCTCACCAGCACGCGCTGGTTGCTCGGCTTCAGGAACGGATCGACGTTGAAGTAATCCGCCTCATGGAAGACCGGGAAGATGTACTTCGAGTTCAGCAACATGGCCTGGTTCGCGGTCGCGAAATAGTCGGCCACGGTCACAGCGTTGTTGAACAGGAAATGGTTGCGGAAGCCAACCTGCAAAGCCTCGTCGTCCTGCATCCCCTGACCGAAGCGAATGTTGCCTACGTATGTGTTCTTGAACGCGGCGTAACTGGTCCGGTTCATAACGAACAAATCAGGCTCATCGTAGCCCCAAGTGACGGACTGGTAACCCGGCTCGCAAAGAGTCGAGGAAAGCGCAGCCGCGCTACAGGGAATCGCAGTCGCAGGCAGCCACCAGGCATTTGCGGCCGAAGCGCGATTGATCCCGGCGATGGTGTTGGTGGTCGAAACCACCCACGAGTTCAGATCGTCCACATCCAGACTGGTGTTCTGCGGCGAGGTATGCCACAGGGCGCGCGAGAGCTTCTGAAGGAACGAGCCGGAAGCGGTCTGGAACTTGGCCTTGATGATGTCAAGGTTGTTCGACCCGCCGCGGTTGAGAATGATGTCGGTAATCGGGATCACGACAGGCTGGCGGTAGGGCTTCCATTGCTGGTTCGCCGGCTGCACCGAGTCCACGACTGAAGTGTCAAGGAGCTGGTCGCCATAGTAAGCGCCACCGGGGAGCTCTTCCTGATAGATTTCCGGGAAGATCAACTCACCTGCGCCAAACCGCTTGCCCTCACGTGTCAGCGCCCAGAAAACTGGGGAAGGCTTGAACACGTTGTCGCCGAGGACAGGGACGATAAATTTCTGGGAAATTGCATTGACAGTGTTCGAGAGCTGTACCGGCGGCGATGCGAGTCCCAGTCCAACCACGCTATTTGCCATGAGAGGTTCTCCTGGTCGGGCAAACGGGGGAGGTCGCCGACGGGGTTAAAGGTTAAGGTCGCGGAAGCGCGGGGATTGGCCACGCTTCCAGAAAAACTTGCGTTACTGCACCATTCCAAAATTCGTCGTGCCCATGGCCGACTTGAGTACGTCTTCATCCGACATCGCGGCGGCCATTGCTTCATCAAACGACTTGACAACCTTGACCTTGTTGCCCTTGGCGTCCGTGCGCTCGTTGAATGGATCGAACTCACCGTCTTTGACCGGAGTCGTATGCAGAGGATTGCGCGACTGAGGAGGCGTAAGCGAGGCCAACTTGCCCTTATCTTCGATTGCCTTGGTCAGCTTGATGGTTTCCGCTGCCTTCCACTCATCGCGCTCAGCCTTCTTGCGCGCATCCCAAGTCAACCGGTCTACGGCATCAGCAACCTGGAGAAATCCATCCTTGTCCTTGAGCTGATGCTCGGAGGCATACTTATAGGCCGTCTCGTAATCCACCGTGACACCCTTGGGAAGATCCTTGGTGGCCGCGGCGAATTGCGACTGATACTGGTCATTCAGGTAACGACCGACCGAAGTGTTGACGACGCCGGTGACCTTGCTTAGGCCATCGGTGAGGGTGGACTTCAGACCATCGAACTGACCAGGAATTTTAGCCATATCGGCACGAAGAGCCGCCATTTCCTGATCGCGCTTGGCCAGTTCGGCCTTCATCTGCTTCACGACCGGCCCGAGCAGCGGGTCGTCGTCGGAGAGGCCGTACTCGACCTGAGCGGCTGCGCGAAGCTCAGTGGTGGTTGGAGTCGTCTGCTGGGTCTGAGCAACCGGCGCCACAACTTTGCCATCCTGCGCCAGCCAGCCGGCTTGCACAGCCTGCTGAAACTTGGACGCAAAGGCCAATTCGGCCTGGCCGAGGGTGTTCTGCCGCTGCTCAATCTGCGCGGTCAGAGCTTGACGCTCGGCCACGGGAAGGGCGCGGATTTCGCCGACCTGAACTGTGCTGCCATCCGGCAGATTCAAAATCATGTCGTCGGCATACTTGGCATTCGAGAGAATGTCTTTGAGGGCCATGGGGGAGGACTCCTTCGGCGACTACGCGCCTGGTTGTGATCCCAGCCCGCCTGACTGACCAGCGGGGTTAGGGATAGCTGCATTGTTGGCAATGGGTCCGGCGGCGGACGTAGTGGCCGCGGCCTTCTCCGCTTCCTGAATCGAATTGTCGAGATACTTGACGACGTTGGCAAGATTGCGTGACACGCCAGGAATCGTAAAAACGGCCCGTGTGTAGAGAGATACAACCATAGACTTGATCGAGGTCAAAGACTTGACCATCGCATCAGGATCAACGCCTTGAAGCTCGGCCAATTGCTGAGAGAGCTGAAGGCCGGCGGGGGTTGTAGGAGGAGCATTGGGACCAGGAGGCGGAGGCCCACCGGGACCACCGGGACCACCAGCACCAGGGCCGCCAGGCGCGGGAGGGCCACCCATACCCATCATTCCGGGCGGAGGAGGCATTGGGCCGCCGGGACCGGCAGGAGGGCCACCGGCACCAGGGCCACCGGGGCCACCTGCGCCGCCGGCTAATTTGCCTATCAGTTGCCGGGCCATCATCTGTGCCAAAGCTGGATTTGCGGTTCCCATTGAAGTCGAAGCCCTCGATTGGTGTTGGCTATCTGCTAAACTGCCGGCTTATCTACTTGGCTCAGCCCCAGCTCGGCTTCGGGCCACCTTCGGGGATCAATCCCAGCGGGTCTTTGGGCTGGGCAATGGGGTTGTTGTGAACGTCGGGGCCGGGCTCGTTGCCGGTCCTTCCGACAGTCAAAGGACTCTTCAAAACTTTTTCGTCGAAGGTGTTGCCCATCGATTCCTTGATCTTCGCCATTGCGCTACTCCTCAATGCTGGGTTTGTCGTGCTTGGTTAATCCCTCGGTCATCTTGGCTGACTACTTCCGGCCTACACTGCCCTTGCCTACACGCCGGTCCACTTTCTTCGTCATCCGGGCTACAGCGTGCCGAGTGCCTACTTCCGATTTCGCTGACTTCATAATCGCATCTCCTTGGGAACCAGCAGGAGAAGGAGGTTACCGCCACCTCCCCCTGCCGTTTCCTGTCTTGCGCATCGAACGCTTTCGGCGGAGAGGATGGGGTTAGTCCCCCACCAACTCCCACCCGCCGCCGAACGAGAGAACCGGCGAACCAGATCTCTCTACTTGCGAGCGGCGGTGCGCCGACGCCTGGTGGATCGTCTTCCTCCACGAGCTGCCATCTGCGTACCTCCTTCGCTCCGGGCCGCTGGGCTAAACCGTGCAGGAGTTAACCTGGGACAGTCGCCGAGCCGTTAAGAAGACGGGGCGCGAAGGCCAGCAGCACCGTCTCCGGGATGAGTCAGGGTCTGCGAGCCTTGCGAGACTTTGCCCGGCTGCTGATCTTGGCACGCATGTCGCGCAGAAACTTCCGGGGTTGGCCAAAGTCCCGAATAAGGCTGGGATTGTGCTTCGAGGGTGTTCCGGCCATGGGAGTGGTCTCCTTTCAGGGAGTAGACTGCGCGACTAAGGCTTAGCACAGGTGTCGGGCACAGCGGACGAATCCGCCAACGCTAGTTAATAGCGCTTTGCCCGCGCGCGCTTGGCAACGGCGCGCTTCTCTTTCTTGGTTTCCAGACGATGCTTCATGGTGTTTCTCCTTTGCACGAGCCAAGTCGAGGCCAAAGCCCAGACAAGAGCAGAGTGCGATTAGGAGAAGGATAGAACGGAAATGAGAGGGTGGGAACCCCCTCGCCATAACACCAGTGTTATGCGAGAGCAAAAATCACTGAATATTATGTATAAAAACCCGTCCCGAGTGCAAACCGCCATGGCGAAACTGACAAATAGGAATTCCAAATTCAGCAAGAACCCCAGTTCGTATCCACCAGTGGACGGTCTGCGGCCTGCGCCCCATCAGTCTTGAAAATTCCATAACCGTCAACCATTGCCCCGGCCACGAACAAGAAGGAACGCCGCGCGCAGAAAATGTGGGATCTGGGATTGTTGTGGCTGTGACCGCTGTTGCCGTTTTCTCACCCGCCTTTATCATTTGCGGCCACTCTTAACCTTCGCCAGCGCGGCCAACGCCTGCGAGGTCTCCTGTTCCTTGGCAATTCCTTCAGGATCAGGATAGCCCAGCGTCCGAAGCCCGCGTTCTGGCCCGACCACGCCACTCTTCATCAGGTCAGGCGTGATCTTGCGCACAATCGCTTCGGACAGCGGCCGAACGCTTGCGTCGTCCAGCGCAACGTCATAAGTCGAGGGATCGACCATCCCATTCCACGACGCGAGGGTAATCCCTTCGGGACCACGATACGGCAGAGTGGTCTTGGCCTGATATTTGCACATCGTATCAAAGAAAAATTCGCCGGCCATCTGCGCCGTCTCGCTCAAGAACCGGCCGGCGAGCTGAAGCAAACCGGAAGATTGCAGAACCGCTGAATCAAATAGCTCAGTCGAAACATTCCCGGCGCCGGGGTCACCCTGGCGCGAAGCGGAGAACCCGAGCACATCATTTTGAAGGGAGAGAAGTTTCTCAGCGCCTTGAAGCGCGCCGTTGCCAATAGCGTTCGGGGTGATCGGCGTGGGAGGCTTCGACCCGGGCTTGATCGTCACAACCTCGCCCGGCAGCCCGCCAAATCCATCAATGTCGATTCCCGTGTTTTCCTCGATCACCCAAAGCGCGTTGTTCATGCGCAAGCCATTCTCGAAGATTTGTGAGTAGAATCGTTGAGCTAAGCGCTGCATGTTCTCTGTCATGCGTGTAACAGGAATGCCCCACGGGCCAAACAGAGGCGGCAAAACGTAATTGGGAAAGATAGGGAATCGAGGCGCGGCGATGTCGCGACGGGGCGGGTATGGGTTGTCGCCGTCTTGCAGAATCACACCTTCACATTCCACGAGCCAGCGGCCCTGGGGGTACTTGAGCCGAACTTCCGGGTCGATCAGCGAAGTCGCTGGAACATCGTCTTTCTCGACAGTTTCGCGAGTGTAGTCACGGCAGAAGCAGTGATTGACTAAAATTCTCCATTCACTACTTTGAGTACGGGCGCCCTGGCCAGGCATACCAGGCATCGAGGACATTGGCCCCTGCGGCTGCATAATCCCGTAGCCGGAGTCACCGGAGAACGGTTGGAAACCGCCAGAGGTGTGCCGCGGGGAGATCGCACGGGAAGTTTCCGGCCACTTCAACCGGACCTCTTCAAGATTCATCCACGTGCCCCAGCCCGCGTAAGCCGGGTTCCAAGTGTAGTCGGCCCCTGGGTCAAAGAAGACGAGGCGCGGGTCGATACTGCGCGCCCACATGCCGCCACGAGCACGAGAGAGATCCGGGTCAAATCCAGCAACGATCCACCCGGCGCCGCAATAGCGCGCGGTGAGCCCCGCCATGAGCAAGTGCAGGTTCATCTTCGAGATTTGCCACTGAGCCTGAAGGGAAACTTCGCGGGCAAGGTCGCGCGCGGATGAAGACGGAAGAGAAGAGTCAGCCTGCTGAGCGCCAGAGTACGAAGGATCGCCGGCACCAGCGGAGGGGAAAATGTACATCCGCGGAGAGAGGTTGCTGACCTGGTTCGCTTCCTCCAGCATAATCCGTTGCAACATCGGAATCGAAAGGGAAGGCCTGTAGACCGGGCCTGGGGTCATCGCGTCCTGGAGGTTGTAGAGCTTTTCAGCGTTTTCCGCGAATGTCTCGCCAAGGCACTTGTTGCGAAAGGAATCTGACGATTCCCGCCATTCAGAAATATGTTTTGACCTAGGATCAAGATGCTCCTGCTTTTGGGACTTTCGCGCGGTGCCAATGAAGACCAAATTGCTCATCTAAACCCCTGTCCGCCTACAGAATAGCACCAATCTAGCTTCTTTTCCTAGCGCGCTTAGACTGAGCTTTCTTCACAACAGAGTTGGCCCCACGGATCGCACGCGAATCTGAACCCGTCCGTTTGAGGATGGAGTTGGCCACAGATGCCCACTGGCGCTTTCGCTTCGGCGACTTGGCCTTCTTCGTAAAGCGAGCGGATTCACCTGGAGTCCAAGGCATTGACCTATCTCCGCTTTCCTGCCGGCCGTGGCACAGAACGCTTCGGCGTCCGCTTAACCGGCTGCTTAGCCGGCTGCTTAGCCAGCTGCTTAGCCGCAGCCTCTGCCTCCGCTTGCGCCTGAAATCCCGCATTCGCCTTCCGCACCATGTCATCATGCCAAGAAGTATCTGGCCGGCGCTGCGGTGTAGGGATGGAGTTGATCCAACCCCTTACGGTGTCAGAAAGACGCCGCGCACCCTGCGTCAATCCACTCGCATCTTCCTGTGCCATGGTGGTTATCCCCGCTTCCCGGTCGCGCGCTTGCCGGACTTTTTCTCAGCCAGGCGAGTTGCTTTACGTAGGAAGCCGACCGGATGACTGCGACTTTCAAGTTCCGGTGTCTCGTCTTTTTCTGGTGTGCAACTTTCCTTCTTCATCGACGACCTCCGATTCTGGGATGGCGACGGCGGGACGAACCGCGCACAGGCCGTCGGCTGGTGTGGGCAGCGGGGGAGGAGGCTGAGCCTGACTCCCCCTCGGCAGCGGACATGCCAGTGCCAGGGTGCCCATCTCGATTAGATTTCTTCTTGGCTGATTTGGACTTGCCCCCGCCACCGAGCGCGGTTCGGGCATGATCCAAAGCTTCGTCTGTAGTCGCAGCCACGCGACGAACGGTACGGCTGGGTTCGTCTTTCTTGCTGCCACGTTGCCGATGCCGGACCACGTAACCGTTGTCGGCCGGCTCGATGGTTACTTCTGGAGGGGCAGAATCGTAGCTGTCATCCACGGCGCCGACTCGCTTTCTTCACAGCCTTGCGCCGCGAGGAAGAGACACGATGCGGTGTGGAGACCGGAGGGCCTCCACCGGAGCGGCCGGACGGACGCGCATCAGGATCAGTGTAATCCTTGCGCGGGTTCTCAGGGAGAGAGGAAGAAAACTCAGCCGGAGCGGTGGTCTGGTATTTGGCGCGGGCGGTAGACAAGAGAGTGCCTCCAAGACGGTGCTAGGCAGAAGGATAGCGGAAAAAAGGAGAAAAAGGGGGTTTTCGCCATAACACCAATGCTAAGCTGATTCGTCCTCTGGCTCAATCTCGACCAGCACTTCATCCCCGTCCTCTTCATTTGCAACTATCGAATCGACCTCTTCCTCCACCGGAACCTCCAGCTCAGCTATCTCCGAGGCGTCCATCCTGAGCCACCGGCCCAGCGCAGTCGCCGGGGTCTCTGTGCTCTCTGCCTCGGTCTCCTTGGTGTACTGCTCCAGATTGGTGATGATCGTGGTCGCATCCTTCAGGTCAAGCGCGCCGCCCATGACCAGCGTGTCGAGGTTCGCCATCAGGTCATGGCGGTAGCCGGAATAGGCAGCCGTCTTGGACTTCTTCCTGTTGTCGTTGAACCGCTCGCCGATCTCGCGGAACAGGCGCCGGGCATCGGCGCGCTCAGTCTCGGTGGGAACGAGGACGCGGGGAGGAGTGGGGCCGCCAGCATCCTTGGGAATCAGTTTGGCTATGGCTTTGGGGAGAGGAAGACTGGCCTCAATCTGCTTCTTCTTCTTCCCTCCTCCGGTTTTACTCCCGGCTGGCCGTCCGCGAAGCCGCCTTCCAGCGCCGCCTTCTGCCGCGGACTGGGCTGGCCTGTCGGAGGAGGCGCTTGGCCCGGCCGCGAGAACGGCAGCACCCCGTCGCGCAAAGTCGTCTGAGCTCGGAGCAACCTCTGATGCGTGGTCAAGCCGTTCGCGCGCTGATTCGCGATTGCGTCCTGCCTCTCCGGAGTCAAAACGGTATGGGGCAGGCGCTGAGGCTGATCGGGAAGGAGCGAAGGTTCTGGTTCCGGGGAACCCTGGGTCGGGGGCTGGTCCAGCGCTGACTTGATCTCCGGGGACGACTCGAAAGGTGGGGAGGAGATTGCGGTTCCGGGCTGGCTTATCTGAAACAGGCTTTGCAAGAAAGTCGCGAAGGTCGTCGCCGAGTCCGGCGTCGGGAATGTTAGGGTTATTCTGTTGGCTTGTTGCTCGATCATCTTGGTTCATCTCGCTCTCCTACCACCATTCAGGCTCTAACGCAAAATCAATGCAAGGTAAGCACATATAACACGTGCCAAATTTTCCTTCACACTTCCCATCTTCCTTGAAGACTCTCGTACCAACAGGAATCATGTGTTGGGTATCCTGTTTCCAGCCAGCACAAGTATGCTCTTTTCGAGTGACGACCAGCGCAGTCTTCCGGCATTCCACCCCAACAGGAAAATCGTCTCCCGCGCCAGGGTCAAAAGATAAATACTGCGCATCGGTATGCGCCGGTGGGAGCCCTTTACGATGCGCCAAACCTACGCTTTTACTTTTTGCCATCCTCGTCTCCTATAGCCACTCAAGCCTATTTCGCATCTGCTTCTTCTTCGAGTAAATTTCCAGTTTTTTCAAATGATCGTTCCCACTCGTCAGCAGCATCCCTGAGCCCGTCACACTCGGATCTCGCAACCATTCAGGCATCTGACCGCGCGCCGGCGAGAACCCGGCTGACTCGATTTCTTCTTTGGTCAGCATAATGTTGCGAGGCGCGATAGGGCGGCAAGCGGTAGGGTGGTACTGCTCCAACGCAATCCAACCGAGGAAGCCTGCGATCAGGCAATCGTCGTGGCCGACTGCTACAGTCCATCGCCAGTTCATCTCCAGCTTCGCTTTCTTCATCTGGTCCACGAAGATTTTATCTTTAGTCACAACTCGTTTTTCATGCAACGCTGTACGGAACAACGAAAACATCATCTTGCGATAACGGTCAGAAGTCTCAAATCCGTAAGCCGTGCCATGCTTCGAGCGATCAGCCCGATCATCTCGGCCTTTCCAGAGATACTGATTGGGATAATAGTAAGTGTCTCTGAGAGCCTTCATAGTCACATAACCGATGTTGTTAAGCTCGACATTCAACATCGCGCCATTGAAGTAATATCCGAGTGCGGCGGACACAGGAGCTAATTCTTCTGGCGAGACACGCGACATATACCGTGCGGCAAGGTCGCCAGTCTCTGCATTCCAAACCACAATAGCCGCATAATCACCAGGAGCCATGGTTGATTCTTCACCACGCGCTGAGTCTACCCCCGCGAAGTAATGGTGACCTTTTTGCGGGGTCTCGTAAACAACGAGCGGGCCATCAGTTCCCTTCTGAAGCTGGCCGTGCTTCTGATCGGTGGTAAGAACACACCGGCCCTGCCATGGTATTTTTACAATGGCGTTGTTGGCAAACTGCATCTCCTCGATGGTGAAAGCGGGGTTGCCAGTCGCAACGAAGGCTTCTTCTGGTTCTGACGGATATTCCGCTCGAAATTTCTCCAGGATTCCTTCACATTTTGTAGAAAGAGTTTCACGAAACCATGCGATGCGGTCCTTGCCGAGAGGAATTTTCTTTCCCGTCTTCCAATGCTTAATGTCGTTCATTAAGCGACGCTCGTACTCATCGCGTGGAGCGTCTTGAGCAAACTCCTCCGGCAGCACATAAGCTGGATCATCCCACCAAGGAAGGAAAATAGGCAGGAACTCATTATCCCCGGCTACCGCCGCTTCCCACGCTTGATAGTAAGCCTCGCCAGGGCCTTCCATTCCGTTGGCCGTGCTTTCGATCATGCACGCATTATTGGGGTCTTTAGAAAGCGTATTCATCAGGCTGGTGAAGACTCCCTCGTAGGGATAAAATCCAGCTTCTGTGAGGTGCAAGAAACTGGATGTCAACCCACGCTGACCGTGAACTGTAGCCGCAGTGTGATGAGTGAAAGATGAATCCGGACCATCAGAGTGAGGCCAAATGAGAGTCTTCTTAGTCGGCTTCGCTGCGCCAGGGTATAAGTCTCTACAGTCCTCACGAAAGCTGCAAGCCATAGCAAAATTCGCAGCAGCAACTTCAGCGTTCTGTGCTATGCAACGAGCGAGAGCACCGGGATGCGCAATACAATGCGCTTGTCCGAGTCCAGTGGCGAGCGTAGAAAGGCCAACTCTGCGCCCTTTCAAAAAGATCATGAATAGGCGCCGGTGTCGTGCAAGATGTTCTTCCGCGAGTTGAAACACTTCCTTTTGCTGCTGACGGAGCGTGAAAGGGATAAAAGTCCCGTTAT